TGATGTTGTCCCGGGCGGCCGAGCGACCTTCCTCAAGGAGCGTCACGTTAATGACGTTATTAATTGATGCCGGCATTTACTTATCCTCTAGAAATTTAAACTGCGGCGTATCTATGCGCAGGGTCTGCACATCGCGGGCCGGGGCGTACTGAACGTTGAAGCTGAGGTGAACGCGGTTGCCGTGTGACTGTCCGAGAAGCTGACCGACATCCGTTATGTTTGATACCGACATGATCGTCAGGCCATTTTTGCGCCGAAGCTCACAGCCTTTCTGGCTGCTGCTAAGCATCAGGTATGCCTCTGCGTTTGCATAAGCAGCATCGCCGTAGAACTCCAGCACAATGCCGTGGCTGACTGCTGCGGTGTAACGCATCTCTTCTGCAATGCCGTTATATCGCTGGCCTCTGGCAAGGACGGACTGCGGCAGGCTGCCATTAACGACGATGTATCCTCTGGAGAAGTCGGTAGCGATAATGTTCTGGCGGTCAAACTTAATGAGCTGCTCGTCATAACTCAGCAGGTCACGCACAAAGCGGGCCACGGCTATCAGGTGAGGTTGTTTCATGGTGTCGCCACCAGTAACGGAAGTTTGGTTTCCTCCGCAATCGCAGAGCAAAATCCGTAGTCCATAAAGTCCCCAGGCGAAACGACCTTATAATCTCTGCCGCCCTTCTCAATGAACTGCCCCACCTCTATCTCCATGCGCGCATGAATGAGAAGGTACTCTTTCGACCAGTCCAGGCTGTCCAGCGTCAGGTTCTCTTTGTTAGCGCTCTGTACAACCGCAATGATGTCTTGCGCCGTGACGACGGTTACCGGCATAAAGTCGACCGTGACTTCTGCTTTGGTTTTCAGCCTGACAGACTGCTCCCAGCCAATGAGCGCATCGGCCATATCGAGATCGGATAAATCACTCACTGCGAACCTCCCATGTTATAGAGCCCCGCAGCTCGCCTGTGTCTATCAGCACCCCGGACGACCCTTTTTCCTTCTTGGTCGCTTCCTTGATGTCCGGCCACGTACCGTAACCGCCGGTCTCAAACGCCTTAACGCTGATATTGCGGGCAACGATGCCAATCAGGTTAAGAGCCGATACTGCGTCTCTCTGACCGGCCCCCACACTGGCAAGCTGACTTTCAATAGCCCGGTTAATTTCCGACTTCTTCAGGGTGAAGGGAGCGCGCAGAAACGAGCGCTCATCGATATGCTCCGTGCCGAATTCATGCGCAGCGCCCACCTCAATGACTGACACGCCGCCTTCATATTTCTTATCCGCTACCTTTGATGCCGGCAGGCCCACAGCGACATGGTGAGACTTCATCGCCTGCAGGTTCTTCAGATACTCAGTTGTTGCCCTGAGCGTTTCTTCCGGTGTCATGCATCCCCCTCATCGAATCGCCAGCACATGCACGGCTACCAGTTTGCGCAGGCGGATGTATTCCTGACCGTAGCCGCTGGATGCGTAGCCATCGTGATTTGAACCAAACCCGGCATCTGGAGATGAGTAGCTGACAGAAACGCCGGCAACGGACCTGCTGGCGATCGTCTTCATCGGGTTACCGTTGGAGTTACCGGAGGCTGTCAGTGCGCCAGACACAAAGAGAAGATGAGCCGCCAATGCAGCCTGACCCTGTTCATACAGGCGGCCCCACACTTTGCGGCTCATCTGGTTTGCTGCATCTTCAAGAGCGCCGCTGATGCGGGCTGGTGCGGTGCTGGAGAATTCGGGGTAACGTTCAGTGAATTTCATGCTACCCCCTTCTGTTACTGCGGTGAGGACTTGTAATCCACGTACACAGCTGACTGCGGCTGCTTCCACATGGCGCCGCCGAACGCTGAGCGATAACCACACTCATACGTCAGCAGGTCACGTGCGCGGACAGGTAGCAGCTCCGGCATGTGAACTTCCATTTCAAGGTAGTCCGCCTCATAGGTGTAAATCGCCATGCGCGTCTTGCCTGTCTTAATGCCCACTGCATAGTTGCTTGGCACCTTCACAAACGTGATGCTGAAGGCTTCATTACCTGATGCTTTGCGCAGTGCCGCCATGATGCGATCCATTGCAGCCACCGGCAGCAGGTCCGTTCCGACAATTGCCGAGTTCGGATCGAACTTCTGCATTGCCAGCATGAAATCACTGGCATCCATCGCGATGTGACTCGGCTGGATGCGGTACCCGGATTTTTTCCATGCAACGTTGTAGGCGTTAAGCACCAGCGCAACAAACTCAGCAGAAGTCATGTCCGCAATGGTTTTGTTGCCCGCGTCAGTGATTACCTGCACAGCGGCGCCGGTCAGCAGACCTTCCTGACCTTTAACACCCTGATGACCGACGTAGCCCGCATACTGGATGGTTGCCAGAGCGTTTGCGTACAAGTCATCCTGCTTTTTGGATTGCAGGTTAATGTTCAGGCGGGCGATCTTCTCCAGCTCCTGCTGTGTCCAGGTGGCCGCTTTAGCCCACTGACCCACAGGCGCCTTCAGCCACTCGATATCGCTATCAATGGTTTTCAGGCTGTTGGTTTTGTTGCCGATGATGCCGTCCTTAACTGATCCGACAACCTTAGAGACACCGAAATCAACGTATTCGAGGGCAAAGTCCAGACCCTCTTTGATCGGCAGCGCTTCACCGATGTTGATTTCCGGCAGCTCTCGCTCCTGCAGGGTTGTATCGCGCTCGGTCAGCGCTTCCTGCAGTACGTTTTCAAAATCTGCGGTTTCCATTGCCATTTCTTATTCTCCCGCCGCTGCCGGCGCTGCCTGCTGTACATAACCCAGGGTGATCGCAACGCAGTTATTACCTGCGCTCACATCTTCAACCCAGTAACCCAAATCGATGTTGCCGGCTGCCTCGCTGGTAACCTTGCCAGCATCCGCACCGGTCGGAACGATGTACGCCGTATCGCCGCGCACGAAGTCCACGCCGTCAACAGTCAGCGCCCCAACACAGTCACCGTGTGAGAAGTGGCCGATGTTGGCCGTCTTATTAGCGGGTGATGCGTCGCCATAAATATCGCGTACCACAATGCCGTGAATGCGCGTATCAGCTGCCAGAGGCATAACGCCGCCTGCCGGGTTAACCGCTACGAACGTGCCGTACGGCAATGGCGTATTAGTCAGGTTCTCTTCGCCCCAGACCTTGTCGTTTGAGCTGGACGCGCGCTTGATAGAACCTGGTTGGATAGTGCCGTCTGCACCGTCCCAGTCTGTGAATCCGAATGCCATGATTATTTACCTCCGAGGCGCTGGGTGGCCGTTTTAGTTGGAGCGGGCTTATTGTCGTTAAACAGGTGAGAGCCGATGCTGCTGCGTGATTTGGCGGTAGCCTGAATCGCCGCATAAGCCGCCCTGACTTCGCTGTCGGTCATCGCATTAACCTGCGCATCGTTGAATGCACGGGTGCTGACCAGCACGGCGGAGCGAACGGCGCGGGCTGATTTGGCGTCGTTGAAATTAACTTTCGGGAATCGGGCTTTGGCGTCGGTCAGGGTTGCCTCGGTTTCACTGTCTGCCTGTAGGGCGGCCAGCTTATCTTCCAGTTCCTTCACCTTGTCTTTCAGGTCAGCATTCTCGGTTTCGAGCGCGCTGATTTTCGCGTCTTTGTCATCGCTGCCGGCACTGTCCGGATCTGCATCTACCGGCGGCGTAACAGTCATGCCTTCGAGCTGCGCTTTCAGTTCTGCAAGCTGAGACAGAACCTGCTGAGCCTGAGCGTTTGCTTCATCAGTGTCCTGAGCGTTTAAATCTTCGAGGGCTTTTTCCAGTGCGGAAATCATCCCCACAATCTCATCAGGCGTCAGGCTGGCGCCGTCTGCGTCTTTGAGCTTTTTACCCTTCAGGAAACTGAGGGCGTCGGTTAGTGTTTTGAACATCGGCTTACCTTTTTTGTCGTTTAACTTACACTGAGGACCGTAACGCCCCTCTGCCACGCCCGCGACGTGATTGCCGCGAATGTTTATGTGGTAAAGCTGCCCGCCCCGATCAATAAGTTCTGCGGGCTCATAGCCAACCGAAACCTCTCTTATTCCGGTCTTCTCCAGCGTCTCGATTGCCGCTGAATCAGTCAGGAAAACGTCGCATTCCACCTCATCGCCATTGATGCGAGTGTTAGCGATGTGGCCAGATGCTTTTTCTTTGTGGTCTGTCGCATTCACTGCGCCGTCGTCAGGATGCGTCAGGGTGAAAGGCAGGCCGTTGAAGGAGGCGAGTGTTTCGGGCTTTGATAGCTCATCGAGCGTGCGGATTACTGTGATCTTCTTGTTGGCATCGCTGCCGGTTAACCCCACCTCATGCCCGTAATATTCAATCGGACCGGCGCGGGTTATCGTCGCAGTGGTAATTACGTACCCCTGCGGTGTTCGTTTCCACGTCATGGTTTATTCCCACGCTACGTAAGGGAGAGAAAGACATCGGCACTGGTAATCCTCACCGGGCTTACCCTCATAAGCACCGATGCTGCTGCGCTTCTTCCATGTCTTGCCGCCGTCATCTGAATAGACGGTCGGATCAGAGTATTTGCAGAGTTTGCCGTTCAGGGCGAAATGGCTGTCACGCTCTCGCTCATCGCCGGTACCGCTCCACTCATAAACATCCAGCCCCAGCGCCTGACTGCGCGCCTCTGTCAGCTGTGAGTTGAGCTTTGCTGTCTGGTCACGGGCAATGAAGCGTGCGCGGCTCAGAGAGACGTTTCCACGCTCCTGGATAATGCTAATCAGGTTCTCGCTCCGGCCTCCTTCGCGCAGGTTGCCAAACACCTTTTCCCCGATGTCATTGATAAAGTCAGTCTGGATAGACGTAATCAGATCAACGTTTTCGCGGACTGCATCCTCCATTTTCTCCCTGACGGCACCGTCACCCAGCATTCCGGTGAGGTCGATACCAAAGGCTTCTTTGTAGGTTCGTTGCGTCTGCTCTTTGTTCTGAAGATTGGCGCGCCTGACGAGCCCTGCAGCTATGCGGCTGGCTATCTCGCCAATAGAGATACTGGCGAGGCGCTGCATAATTCGGGCGAGTCTGGCGGTGATTGAAAGCGGGTTATCATCTGGTGCGTCAGTAAGCATGGGCCTTTCCAGTTCCTCGGTGACGATCTGAGTCATGCTGCTGATGAACTCTGAAAGCCGGTCCCGGTACCACACCTCAGCGCGTTTGCTGGGCGTGGGCGGCCGCATCTTACGCCGCCGTGGCTTCCGTCGGCCCTGCTTGCGCTCCAGGAGTTGCTGTAATTCCATAGTTACCCCATGAGCCTGAATCTGCACCACCGCTGACGATGCCCTGAATTTCCTCTTCGGTTACTGTCTTCAGGACGCCGCGGGCAATCATCTCCCGCAGAGCAATCTCTTCAGTCAGAATCTGCCCGGTAACGAGGGTGTTGAATCCGGTCGCATACTGAGTGAAGCGCGTTGCCTCTTCCGTTTCGTTGATGCTGTCGATTGACGGATATTCGTAGGTCATCTGCTCAGTAACTGCCAGACGGTCGAGGATGAACCTGTCAGCGAAATCCTGCATTGGTCGCAGGCGTGTTTCCTGCATGCCGTTGATGGTTTCGTAATAGGCTTTGTTATCCTCTTCCCCGCTGCTGAACCCGCTGGCTGATTGCCCGAACAGAACTGTAATAGGCCTGTCGAGCGCGCCGGCCAGAACGGTCGCCATTTTGGTGATGACATCTGAGAGCCCGCCGAACTGAGCATTTTTCTGCTCATAACGCCCCTGCGCTTCCGGCGTGCCTGCGTCAATCAGCAGCAGCCCGGTGGATGATTTCGTTTCCTTCATCACCCTGGCGTAATCACGCACCTGATTTTCCTGCCCGGCGGCGATCTGATTGTTCATGCCAGGCACAAACAACACGTCCACATTCGCTTCCTGAATGGTGTCGCCTGTGCTCAGGATGGCGGTGTCGAACGTCTTGATGTGCTCATAGGGCGCCTGCAGGTCAGAGGTTCCGAATTTCGCCCGATCTTTAATGCTATGCCGGCCAAGCTTCGTCCGGTGGCATCGGGTGTGGTGAAAGCGCAGCTGCTTTTTGCCGATATCAATCTGATAGGTCAGCGGCTCACCGAAGTAAGCAGAAGCGACATCCGTGATGACGTTGCTGTCCGGCGTGTACTCACCTTTGCGGAATACCAGAAACTTAACGATGTCCTCTGTCTGCAGATTGACCTCACTGGCGATCAGCTCATCAGAGCAATCGGTGACAGCCACAATGAGTGAGTCACCCATCAGCGACGCCCAGCTCAGGGCATCATTGAACACCTGATTGAGCTGAAGCTCTGTCTGCGCGTCTTCGATTCGTTGCACCAGAGTGCTGTCCACGTCACCTGAGAAGGCGCGCGGCAGCTTCAGCATATCGGCGGCCGTCTTATCGATGTACTTCTTTACCACCCACGATTTTTTGTACATCGCGAGCAGCTCTTTGTCCGGCACATCAGGTCGCGTGCTGCTGTATCGCACCGCGCCGATCTTCTCGCCGAGTGAGGTCATTAAGCTGACCAGGCCATCATTAAGACGACCAACAATGTTTTTCTTCGTCATTACATGATGTCCAGTGGGCTGAGTTCTTTGCGTTGATACAGGTCTCGAAGTCCCTGCGTCATAGCATCAACAACGTCATCGTTCGCGCCGACAGGGAATGTGGTGATTTCCGTAACGGTGTCGACGATCCAGGGCGCAATATCTTTGTGAGGCAGGAATATGTTCCCGGCCTCCCACACGGCCGTAATGGCGTGGGCGCGGGCTACCTTGCTGCCGTCCGGCTCTACAGGAACGAGACCAGAAACAGTACTCTTCAGTGAGTCGATTACTGCGGGTCCGTTGGCTTTGTCCTCGACAAGTTTTCTGAGACCCTTTGGAAACTGATCGGCCATACGTTTTACGGCTTTCAGCGTTGCAGTGAAGCTCATGCGCGCCCTCACCTGATGGAGAAGGTAAGAGTTTGCGCCCTTCTTACCCCAGACCTGTCCCACAACATAGTCAGTCCCTTCGCTGTCTTTGAAGGTCATATCCCAGCTATGGATAACAGTGTCGAAATTCGCTGGCAGGTCTTTGGGCAGGTAGTACTGCATCCACTCATCTTTGAAGATTGAGCCGCCAGCCTGTTTAGGCGATTGCTGATACATCGCTGACCAGAAGTAATCCCCTAGGATCGCTTTCGTTTCGAGCAGCTTCTCTTTAGGGTGCAGGTCTGGCACCAGAGCTTCGCCTGACTCATTGATAGCCGGAAAGGCGAGCACCTTAGCGCGAGGAGTGATCTCCACCACGCGCCCCGACAAATCATCTGTCGCCCAGCGCGTAGCCATGATTATTTCGCCGCTGTTTTTGGACAGGCGGGTCTTAAACGTGGATACGTACCAGTTCCAGATGGATTTTTTTGTGGTCGGGCTGAGAGCCTCTTTGGCGTTCTTTATCGGGTCATCAATGATGCCGAGGTCAATTTTCTTACCCGTCAGCGGACCGCCCACGCCAGCGCACACGTATGTGCCTTTGTGATTGGCAATACCGAACTCGTTGGTATTGCGCTTAACAGCCACGCCATCAGAAGTCTTATTACCCAGCCATGAATCAGGGAACAGGTTCCTGTACTCAGGCGTAGACATGATGCGCTGAACGTCTGCGTTCATGTCGCCGGCCAAATCAGATGAGTATGACAAAGCGCCGACACGCATCTCCGGATGCCTGCCAAAGAAATAAGCCGGTAGATAGCGCGAAACGATGTCGGACTTACCATGCTGCGGTGGCGCACCGAGAATCAGGATTGGCCGTACGCCTGCAACCATATCGGCAATAAACCCATCCAGCGCGGCGCAGACCGTCTCTGAGAACTTGCTGACGATGTAATCAGGGTTGATGTACTGAATGAACTGGTGGAGGCCACTGCGAGCCTGACGCCTTCTGAGTAATTCCTGAGCGGCCTGCTGCTTACTTACCGCCTGCAATTGCGGCAAGCTGTTCATCAGTTAACTCCTCTGCGCTGATCTTGTGCTCATGCTGGATAGCACCGCCGTCTTTCCCGGTGTGCTCATGCGCCGCCTGCTCCCTGAATGCCTGAACGGCAACGTGTTTACCAAGCAGCTCAAGGTTCTTCACCTTATCCGGCCACTTAATCTTCTTAAGGATGTTTTCCATCGTCGTTTCGTCGAAGTTGGTGACGGTGGTCAGGATGTCCAGACCACTCAGCGTGGTGCGCCAGGCCTTCGGCCATTCGTGTACCATTTTCAGGCCGCCGTCATCCTTAAGGATGTCGAGCACATCCATTTCATCGATTTCAACCAGACGGCGCAGCACATAGTCTGCATTTACCTCTACCCTTTCGTTGCGCTCTGATTTAAGGTCAATGATGCGTTGCGCAATGTCAGGTTTTGACAGGTTTTCAGATCCGGTACGGTTTGCAGTCTTATCGCTGTACCCCGCCCGAATGGCCGCTTGCGTGGCGTTCAAATCGATGAGGTACTCGCGACAGAACATTTCTTGTTTGTCGGTGAGTGCCATATTTTTTTCTCATAAATATATGGAACATGGAGAATTTGATGGAGAAGCATACTTATAAAGGCATTGAGTATGACATTGAGGTAGTAGACGGTAAGCCTGTTGCTGTCTACCTTAACGGTAAACGCATAACTGGTCCGCTAGCAGAAGAAATATTAAAAGATTTTGAAAAAAACCAACCACAACCTACCCCCACACCAAAGAGACCTAAGCCTTAAACTTTAGATGCCGCCTCCAATAAAAAACCGCCCGGAGGCGGCATTGATCATTCTGGCATTGAATTTCGATGCTCTTGGCATTTATTCCAAACATAATCGTCAAAAGCTGGCGGACTTTCTTTTCCCACCCCTCCCTGAAAACTACCAATTCCATATTCCTTGTTGTAGTCAGCCCTGGTGAAATTCAAGTTTGCCATTTCAACAATTGAACTGGTAGGGGAGATTTCCTGATGTTGATCGTCCCAGATTTTGACTGCATAAGTGTCATTATCAATTTTAATTCTGTCGTACCTAACTAGCCTTTCATTCGAGCTGCTGGTTATGTAGCGAGTATCAATTTTTGAGTAAATCATCTTATATTCCTCTGAATGGTTGGTTGCTGCACTCAGAAGATAACCAATATTTTTTTAATTTTCATTGCCATTAGCAGGAGCACTCTCAAATGCGCCTTGAGATGACTATACCTTGAAATCAGCCAGCCCCTGACCTTTGCGCCACTCTCTCACTATCGCAACAACCTTCTCGGGAGTCAGGTCGTCGTCAAAATTGTAGTAAATCAGGTCTGAACCTTCTGGATGCTCACTGATAGCAATGAAATTCTCCAGCAATTCGTCTTGGTACTTTTCACCGCCCTCGGCACTGAAAATTTCAGCTACTAACGCTGTAAAATCGGCTTCCGTGTAATCCTCAAATTTTGGCTTCAACTTCATCGGCGACCTCCTCCTTTGTGGTGGAGGTCATCTTACTCTTTTTGCTCTGGCACGTACTCCATCTTGAGCACGTCATCAGGCGCCAGATAGAACCAACCACCATCTTCCCGGGCAATGCCGATAAAGCCGTTAACGATTTTAGGCTGTGACCGGTTCATCAGGCCTTCATGCGTCTCACCGAATTTGGTGGTCACTGTGATGCGGTAGGTGTCGGTCATATTGGCTCCAATAAAAAACCGCCCGTAGGCGGCTAAATAAAATAAATGTTGATTAAACCTTGCTAGCAGCTGAGTCCAGCTCTTCGCACGAAGCAACCCTAATACTCTTGTCGTCGACTATGTTGCTACTGTGCGAGCTATCCAGCACGATCGAGCGTGCATTTTTTACCAGCTCATCAATGTCTACATTTGACGATTTTGCAGCTGCTAGTATGGCAATCAATGCCTGCTCAAGGGCTATTTCTTTGTCTGTCATTTTCAGCTCTCCATGTGTGAGGCTGAATTATAGTTACAATGTCGCAACACTTCACGGCGTGACTAACCATTATCCCTTGTCGGAGAGATTCATCTTGAGATGCATTCGTAAATGCACGTGAGAATGATTACATGTGAGCCATACCCATCGCATGAAACGCAAAGAATATTTCATTAATATATTTTATGGATAATCAGCAAAATCATTGGTTAAGCATATAAAGAGCATGGAAATTTGATTTTAATCAATAAATTCAGGCTCGCTAATATGCATATTCGTTAATGTAACGAATGATGCTTTGCATCCCCTGCTAAAGGCTTAGGGTTTCCCCTTTGGCAGGGATTTTTTTGCCGCCAGATATCTCAGCATCAGGCGCACTCGCAAATGCGCCTTGTGATGAAAGCCGTTGTGAAAGTGGCTCTTCTACATCACTCGCTTATGAGGAATGATGATTAAGCCGCCTTACCTTCCATCAGTGAAACCATGTCAGGATCCATCTGCTCGATAATGCTTTCTCGGGCATTATTTAGTAGCGCCTTGCGCCCTCCTCGCCCCCATTTATTCATGGTGCGGGCACATCCACTTACCTGCTCAGTCTCTGCAGCAATCAGCAGGTCAAGCCTGTTCAGCTGATTCATAAAGCTGACACCGTTCAACACCGCCTCGCGGAAGGTGTTGTATACGCGGATTTCAAACTTTGGACTAAGCCAGGCGGCATAACGAATTGCTACAAGTTCTAAGCCCCAAACGCCTGACTCAAGGCCGCCCTTGATGGTTTTCACCGAAGCTATTTTTGTAGCTTCGCTCAACTCCTGAGCAAACCTTTTGATCTGCGCGCTTTTAATGAAGTTACTTGGCCTTTGCGACTCGTTTGCTTCTCCTTTCGATACAGCAGCTGAGTGCAGGTCATTTAGGTTGTAGCGGCCTTCACTGTCTACGCGAACGGATACGCCGTTTACGATTACGGTTGGATAGGTCATTGCGTATACCTCATCTGTGAGATGAACCTTTGCCGAAATGAAACGCCAGCCCACCGAAGGCTCGCCAGCACTAAACTGACGTCTCCAAAGGCTCATTTCACAGGTTAGGGTTCGGTGTGTTTAATTTGCATGTTTCTTCCGATATCCGATCAGGACAGACCAGATATCGCGTATGCATGCTCTGCCATTTCGGGTGGCAGTTCTTCTTGGGGTTTGTCACGCCCCATAAAAAAGCCCCGCTTTGTGCAAGGCCTATTGAACGGACTTTGTAATTTCCAGCGTCAATACTTTTTAAAAAATTTTTACTTCAGGCGGTCTTCCCGGATGCACTACTACAGTCCGGTTATCTGCTTTCATCGATTTTGCTGATAGCTCTCAGCTTGCCGTTGCACTCGTCCAGCGAATCCAGCAGCCGGAAGTTGAGCAGAATGCTGTCACCGTAGGTCATCGGCTTCAGAATGGCCGGTACCGGGCATTCACTTAGCAGGCTTGCCGGTATCGGCAGCCGGGGCTCCTTTACCGCTTCGTACTGAATCTGCCTGGTCGCGCAGCTTGTCAGTGACATCATCAGGGACAAGCACAACGCTGCACGTGCTGTCGCGTAATACCTGCTTAACCTCATCCTGTAGCCCCTGCTGCTTCATCTCTGCGGCCGCCCGGCGCTTTGTCTCAGCGCGGACGATTTCGTTTTGCTCACCGACATGCGCCGCCAGCGTTTTTATGGTGCCGGCAAGGTCGGTGTTTTTGGACATCAACTCAGTGTTCTGCAGGCGCAGACGCTCGTTCCTCTGCGTGAGGATCTGATTGTCATAGCCGAGCTTTGCAATGAAGCCGATGATGATGACCACGAAGATGACGGGGATCAGGATGCGGATAACGTTCATGTTCTGCATAGCACCTCCAGTGCGCGGGCTGTACGCTGGCGCCTGTCATCAATACCGTTCAGGCCACCGTTGATAACTCGCGTGATGCGATCGACATTACCCGCGTCTGCCAGCTCATTCAGGCCGTAATTTTTCCACCAGGCTGCCGCTGACCGTGCTGCGAGCGCCCTG